CGAGCAATATCGTACTGGCTCATAAGGGCGCTCATTACATTGCCTTGATTTTTCTTTGATATTCCGGAATATTCGCAAGATATTCCGATAATTATATATTAATACATAAATTTTATGCTATTTTGATTTGATCATTATACATTCCATTCTCGAAATCGGAAACAAATTGATTCCATTGATCTTCAGTATTTACGCATTTACTGTAAATGGAATGATATAACAAATGTATATCTTTTCTTATACAGACACCTAGAGGATATCTACTATGTACAATTTGAAATTTCTCTAATATATCCTCAAGTTCTTCTTGCGTATAGTTCTTGTAATCTTTTATTTCAATATTATATTCTTCAATTGTTTCATTTACGATATTGGCAAATCCATATTTATGATGTATTACGAAATCTTTACTACCAGTTAGGACGCATTTATAATTACAATTCTTCATTGATTCATTTTTCCATGTTTGTAAATGTCCTCGAAGATATTTTGTTAAACCTTCATACCCAGAACCATCTTTATTAAAATGCAATAGACCTAAAGATAATCTTCTAGCTTGAGTTGCCTTATATGTGCGACCCAATTTCTTACACATAATCATATCAGCTTCAGTTTTCCAGTGTAATAAAATATAATTATCTTCTTCCTGGGTCCATGGGTGATAATCAAAAGACTGTAAATTTAATTGTATTGCATGGGTAATGATGGAAGTTCTTGTACGGTTCGGAAAATATAATTGTACATCGTCAACTGACATTCTTGGATATATATCAGATAATAAATTATTTTCTTCATCAGACCAAAATTCACGACTTTTTATACCTAAGCGTTTCGCTTTTGTTAATATTGCTTTGTATGATCTGTTCGGTAGTAATGCTGCTACCTTTTTAATATTTGTTGAATAATATTTTCTAATAATGCCTAGTTCTTCTTCAGACCAGGCAGATTCATTAATCATTTTTATTCCAAGTTTACTTGCCTTTGTCATGATAGTTTGTTTGTTGCTATTTGGAAAATGTTTCATTATAAAATCCCAATCTCCATATGGATAATAATCTTTTAGAAATTGAACATCTTCTTCCGTAAATCTATATGTTGTGTATTTGTACAATCCTAAATCTTTTAATTTGTTTGAAATAGAAGATGGATTGCGATCGTATTTCTTTGCCAATTCAAATGGTCTTAAACCATTTCCGTTATCGTAATCTTTAATAATATTGTCTAATTCTTCTTTTGTAAAAAATCTTTTTGCCATTCAGCATCTCCTTTTATTTTTGAGCATAATAGTTTATTCTCTGTTTCTTTTTCGCATATAAAAATAAAAATCAAGCGCTTCTTTTAAAGTACTTGATTCGTCAAAAATCCAATATTCACGATCATTAATTATTTTACATGTTCTATCAAAACCAAGAGAATATAAATATTTTGCTAATCTCTTATTATTTGTTTGATAAATAACAACTCACCTCAATTTGTATGTATTAATATATAATTTGTCTTATACTCATCGTATAAGAATAGACTATGTTTTCACCTTCACCTTACGTGTTAAGGGCATACTCTTTTGGACGCCATTTGCGATTTGCGCCCTACTTCTATAGAGTTGAGTATTCAGGATTTCCACCTTTATTTTATAATCCATTTGGATATTCCCAACTCCCTCATGGGGAATAGTCGTTGAACGTTCACCCTCGACTTAACTAACATATGGTCTATGTATAACGTTAGGGTGCTTCGCTGCAAACAAGCAATATATCTCTACGTTTTTAAACATTCATAATCTAGTTTCCCGATTATTGTAGTGTAGAGCTTTATGCTGCCCTTGCAATTAAGTATGTTCTTTGATTTATATTTCTATAAATTCCGGCAAGATCATAAAATTCACCGGCAATCAACTCAGTTACACTTCATATTTTTTTGTTAATATAGCCCTCGCTTAAAGCTATACCAATTATTATTGAGTCAGATAATAATTCTTATACTCGCATATAAGATCAGAGTACTTTTTAACCACATTATTCATCTTAAGAATAATAGCAGTCACACCATTTCAGACTTCATTTAGCGATTAAGCCCTACATTAAGGATTTCTCCCCCCTGACGTTGGGGTACTCGTTTGACACATCCCTATTCGGGACTTTGCGACCAAGCTACCATTTCTAATTTAAAATAATTAGCAAAATTTCTACTTAGGCTTTTGACCATATAGAATCTCTATCGTTGTTTTACTTTCGTTACATTCATATCAGCATGTTTCATCCATATTGTAGTGATAGAGCATTAGGTTTTACTGGTTTTAGATGTGTTCTCTTATGCACATTTCTGTACATACAGGCAAGTGTAGTCTGCCTGCTGGATGTCTGTTAAATCAGACCATTTATTTGCTAACTCATCAAGAATTTGATAAGTAGACTTAAAAGTATCTTTGTCTTTCAGAATATCTACGCCACTAAGTGCAAGCATTTCTTTTCGAAGCTTGGCAGTAGAAGTTACCATTCCTTCAGTGTCAAGACCGGCTTCTTCAAGATCTGTTTCGGCGCTTCTTATGCGCATTGAGATCGTTTTTAGTGCTGTCCCGATTTTTTCCGGATTTTGAATTACACTATTCGCTGCACTGGCAAGCGCAACACCCTGTTCATACGTATTGCCAGCGGCTTTTAGAGATGATGCAGATCTTTCAATTGCTTCAAAAATACCTGCTGTATCAATAGGCTGCGTATTGGCTACCTCATTTGCCACATCTACGATATGTTGTGCTTGATCTGCTTTTAGTTGAAAACCTTTCAATGCACTAATTAGACCAGAAGAGGATGTTTCCTGGGTCATGTTATCTCCGACACGTTGCAGAAGAGTAGTCATGTCAGACAATTCTTTTGCGTCATCAAGAGAAGCTCCGAGACGTTTCCAATCCGCAGTACTACTAATTACATCACTAACTGTAGCACCATATTTCTTGGCACTTTCAGCAGCCTTATCCCAGTACTGACTTAATTGACTCTCCGATGCATCACTTGCAACTTTTGCTAATTCAATTTGAGCATCATTAATTTCCTTTACATTAGAAACAACCTTTGATGGAATTTCCATAACGACATTCTGCAACATGCCGTAAATTCCAGTGAATTGAGCAATTTGATTAACAGCACGTTTTGTATCTTGCCAAAAACTTGCACCTGTTAATCCATCAGCAGAAATTTTTGCTTTCAAATCCCTAGCTTTAGCGTCAACTTCTAACTTTTGTCCTTCTGTTGTTACATTTTTATAGGCATCACGAACTTCTTCGAGTTGTGCCTTATATTTCTTCCATGCCTTGCTGTTGTTGTTAATATAAGACTGCATCTCGTTTGACGCACGAAGGGCGACACCAGGTGCTAGAGTAGCAGTTTCCTCTGCCTTGACCTGTTTCATCGCTGTATTATATTTTTCTTCCTCTTCAGTCATATTCTGAAGATTCTTACTTAAACGTTCAACCTCTTCGTCACTAAGATCAGAAACCTTAGTGTCTTTCATAGACTTTTCAAAGTCTTCACGGATCTCTTTGAATTGTTTTAAACTTTCTCTTGCACGAGTTAGAGATTCAGAAGTTTGCCCTTCATATTTGGAAAGAGCATTTTTATAATTGGCTTCATTCGCAGAATATGTACCAGTTGCTAATTCTTTCTGAACTTCCGCGAGCTTTTTACGAGCATTGATTTCTTGTTCAATATTAGCAATAGTTTTTGAATTATCATAATCAACAGCCTTTGTGATTCCAGAATCTCTTGATGTATAAGCTTTTCTCAACTCATCCAGTTTATCTAATTGAGATTTGCTCGCAAATCCATCAGAACTTTGTACAAGTTTGTCGATTCTATCAATGGTTTTCTGCAGTGATGTACTGTCAAGATTTTTAGATAAAGAATCGCCAAGTGTTTTTGCAGTTGTCTCGACTTCAATTAGTTTTGAATTTAAAATATCCGCATCCGCAGCGATTTGAGTTAAGTTACTATCCGATCCTTTTGACAATTCCGTTTTAATACTGTCTTGCTTTTCGTGAATGGTTTTAACGGCAGCGTCAAATGAGTCTAATATGTTTTCTGACCCCTTTTGTCCGGCATATTTTGATCTTATTTTTTCAAACTTAGCATCCAACTGTTGAATAGACGCATCCGAAACTAATTCTTTAACTTGAGCTACTTTCTTTTCAAGAGACTCTTGTGTTTTCTTAGCGGTTTTATCCACAGCAGAAGAACTGTTTTTAGAAGTCTTTTCCATTGTGCTATTGACAAGTGTCATTACTTTTTTAAACTCTTGCCCAGCAGATGTACACTCATCAAACTTTGCAGTGATCTGATCCATTGATGCGCCAGAATTAACAAGATCCGACAATTCCTTTTCAAGCGACGTTATAGTTGAGTCAAGCGTCCGCGCTCTTTCAATGGCTTCTGTTGATTGTCCAGAATAATTATTTAACTGCTTTGTTCGTAACCCTTGGCGAATAGCAGTATTGTCATCATTCCCGTAAGCTTTTATGGTATTATCATTTTCTTTTCTGTAACTATTGTATCCATTCGACTTTCGTTGGAAATGAGCTAAAGATTTTTGCTCAAGTTCGTCATTGTAAAATCCTAATTTTCTTGCATCAGAAATGTTTGTTCGAATTTGAGTCATTTCATCTCGCAAATCAGAAATTCTACCTTTTACATAAGCTTGATCTTCAGTAGCAACTTTACCTTTAGCAGATTTTGTTTTTAGAGAGTAATACTCTGTAACATCCTTATTTAACTGAGAATATGCTTTACGAAGATCAACTACTGTGGCTGTTTCAGATTTTAATTCGCCTTTATCGTTATAATTTTGTTGTACTCCGTTTGACTTTGTATAACTATGAGACGTAGAGGACTTACC